GGAGAATTATGGCATCAAGTTTTTCAACCAACTCAAAACTAGAACTAATCACAACTGGTGAAAAAGCTGGTCTTTGGGGTACAATTACAAATACAAACTTACAGATTTTAGAACAATTATCTTCAGGATACTTATCATCTTCACAATTAGGAACTGGTGATCTTACTCTAGCACTAGATAATGGTGCAACGTCAACAGGTAAAAATTTATACATCAAATTAACAGGAACACTTGGTGCAAATAGAAATGTAACTATACCAGATGGTGCAGAAAGAATTATAGTATTTGAAGATGCAACAACTAGAGGTACCTCTGCATTATATACCATAACAGTAAAAACTGTATCTGGATCAGGTGTAGTATTACCAATAGGATCAAAATCTTTAGTTTACTCCGATGGCACAAATGTAAGTCTTGGAATTAGAAACAAAGGTTATGTAACTTTAAACTCTTCAACAATTACAGCGTACACAGCGGTAGATGGTGATCAAATATTTGCAAATACAACAGCTAACCCTATCACAGTAACTTTACCTGCATCACCTGCAGTTGGATCAGAAGTCACGTTTATTGATGCAAGAGGCACGTTTAATTCTAACAACTTAATTGTTAATAGAAACAGTCAACCAATAAATACAGGTACATCAAACTTAACATTAAATACTAATGGTCAAGCTTTTACATTAGTGTATGTAGATGCAACAAGAGGCTGGGCTTACAAAACTAACACGGCATAAGGAGCACGGACCATGGCTCTAATCGAATACAAATTTCTACCAGGAATTGACAAACAATCTACAACTGCAGGAGCAGAGAATAGATGGATTGATTCTGACAATGTAAGATTTAGATATGGCCTACCTGAAAAAGTTGGTGGCTGGTCTTCACTGGTATCAGATAGAATTGTAGGTGTAGTTAGAAAACAACACTCTTTCGTAGATCTAGATGGTAACCGGTACGTGGCTCTTGGAACAGATAAGTTTTTACTTTTGTATTTTGAAGGGCAACTTCATGACATTACACCTATAAAATCTACAATAGGTTCTGTTGCCATATCTTGTTTAGATGCAACTTTTGAAGTTAGTTTGACTTTTTCATCAGATCATAATTTAGAGTCTGGAGATATAATATTATTAGACAATGTAACTGTGCCAACAGGAGTAGGTTTAACTAACGCTGCATTTGAAGATAAACTATTTCAAGTTACAAGAGTTACATCTTCAAAGATTGCAATTGTAACAGGGACACAACAAACATCAAGTTCAGGTTCAGGTGGATCTTGTAGTGTTATACCATATGAAAAAGTAGGCCCTGCTGCACAATCTTATGGTTATGGTTTTGGTATCGG